TGTGTATTGCTCTCATTGTTTTACTCCGAACATATTATATATTTGTATACCATACTTCTTTGCTAACATATGTCTTTGATATATTTCACTGTCTGCTAACTTTTCCTGTGCTTTTTCTTCTGCTGATAAATTGAAATAACCATAGAACCATTCGTTATACATATCCTCGTGTGGCCTATTATCAAGATTGATCATCTTGACTGCTTCTTTAAGTGTAGGTGTGGGTATCATTTGTTTAACAATTCCTTAAAGTATTCAATAGTTCTTTTCATACCTTCTTCTAACGGCATAAGATCTTCTTCTTTTAGATCTACATGTTTAAGTGTGTCTACATCTGCACTTACCACACTATTAGCCAGTTCGCCCGGTCTCATAGGTAGATTTACTATCTTACTTTGTGATTCTGTTTGTTGTATGATTAGTTCTGCAACCTGTTGCACCGTTTTGTTGTCTTTAGGGCCTACTTCTACAACTTCCGGGAATATTGTGCCTTCATATGCTTTTTCACACGCAATAACTAATGCTAATGCTACATCACCTACCCAGCACATATCACTTACTTGTGAACCATCACCATATACTTCAACATCCATATTTTCCAGTGCTCTGCAGACAAAGGATGGTGTAATCTTCCTTACTTTACTATCGCCCCAAGGCGGAACAGGTCGTTGTCGAGGGCCATAGGCGTTCATAGCTCTTACTATATTCACTTTAGTGCCACGATTCTTATTATACATATCAATAAATCGTTCTATCATTGTTTTAGTTATACTGTATGGATTGTTCATCCAGTGATTACCTACACCTATATACGCACCCGGTATATTATATTGTGCAGACGCTTGTAGCATATTTAATCCGCCCATTAAGTTGCTGTGTGCCGCAGGTCTTGGATTATCTATTGTTTCTTGTGTGCCTAATACTGCCGCTAAGTGTATAAATGCATCAACATGACTCATTGCTTCTGTGACAGCCATATCGTCCCTTACATCACCTAAAATAACTGGACAAGGATATTGTTCCTGTCTGTTATAGTGGTCAAATATAACTGGTGTATGACCTCTTTCCTGTAATTTTTCAACTACATATGAGCCTATAAAGCCGGCTCCGCCTGTAACTAAAACCTTCATATCTATCTCCTTAGTAAATGTGGTTCTGATGGCCAAGCATTATCTTTTCTTTGCTCGGGCAATCTTTTTGTTAAATGTTTTATTTGTTGTAAATCTTTATCATAGTATGCTTGCCATAAATCTCTGTGTGGCACAGCATTAGTATTTAATTTGTGTTCTTGAATATGCCAGGGTTTTCCTCCGGCGAAATGTGCTATTTTATCCTGTTGACATAGTGCACCATAATATGTTAAATTCTGATATTCAGCTGGTAAATGTAAGAATTCACCATTGTGTGCATAACTCATTACACTTTCCACATTGCATCCGAATTTTGCTAAAGCACCAGTTCTTTCATTTTTCATTATGTCATATAATTGATCTAACATATTGATTTCGTTCCATTTATCGCAATCTGCCATAAATGTTCCGCTGGCCATATCATCATATCTGTTTCCACCTACCCAGCCGATATCGGGCCTATATACGCAGGCTGTTATGTAATCTTTCATATCCATATGCCAGGCTTCGGATATATTTTTTAACAATATGCAATCAACATCCACATAGAACGCTCTGCCTTTGAAATATTCTGCTATATGTAATCTTACATACATATCAGGACCTAATTTTAATCCGTGTCTCCACTCTTTACCATCATCTGTTATATGTCCTTTCATAGGCACTTCTTTGATATATTTTATGCCTTCTGGTAATTCTATATCTTGTCCTTGTGAATACCAAAAGCATGTCAATATTGCTTCAGGGAAGTTGATATCAATACTATTTCTTAAGGCTATTAGACCTGGTAGGTATTGAGGTGTGCAACTTGTGACTATGTTATATTTCATTGCCAGTGCTCCTTTAGCCAAGCATTGTTGACTTCGTGTGGTTGTGGTTTTCCGTGAAAGAATACCATTTTTATATTATCATTAAGTTGTTGTGTATTTTGTAGACCTTGTGCTTTGTAACTTACACATTCTCCTGGATATACATCCTGTAGTCTTACTACTGGTGGTGCATCCTGTATTGCTGGTTTAGGGTTTTTGTTTATTCTTACCACACCCATACATTCTTCCAGGAACTGATTAGTTCCGCCCCATTTAGTGTAATCACAGTCTAATTTAGGATAATCAGCAGGTTTATATTTTGTTGTGAAGTGTTTCCATACTGCATCTCTTACTGACTTGTTCCACATTATGTATGCTGTTTGCAATCCTGATGTCCAACCAAAGTCGCTTATTGTTGCGAAAGGTTTGTCTAATGTTAAGATATGATCTATGTTTCCTGTTATTATGGTGTCTAAATCCATATACACCAATTTATCATTGTGTTCGTGTTCTGGATTTGTGAGTCCTATTATATACCACCATACTGGTAAATCTATAAGAAAGGGTCTTGTTTCACACTCAACACCTTCTGGATCATCTGTATAACATATAAATCTGTGTTCTATTGTGGTGTTTCTCTGTATGGCTCTATATAAATTATTCACATAGTCTGCTGTGAACTTGGGTCCCCATTTGAAACATACTATATCTATCATTTGAAGTATGTCCTCCATTCTGGATTGAAATGTGCCTGACATATATGATTTACCGGTATATTTTGTTCTGTTCTACCCCGGTTCTTTATTTCACACCATATTTTATATAATATATAGTGGCCGCTCATTACTTTGTCGTTTCTGGTCATCATATTGTGTATAGTGTCACCTGTTATTACATCGCAGGTTATCATACCGCCCCAAGTAGGGTATTTTATATCTGACATTTGTATTTGCATAGTTGCATCTTTGCAAAGATGTAGTATTGTGTTTGTGATGTTTATGTTGTTTATTATGTTCACTATGTTCATTGCAATAGCACTACTTTGTTCATCACCGTGATCAACATATGTATCGCATATACTCAATAACCATCTTACATCATAGTGTTTTAATATTACATCTATATGATCACCCAAAAGCCTAAAGAACTCTATGCTGTTTTTGTTTACTTCAATACCTCTGCGTAAGTATATGATATGTTTAACTAATGTATGACATATTTCCGGTTTATCCACGAATTCACCTCTAACTGCCTGTATGTTTTGTTCTACATCCGTAAGGCGATTAAGATTCCTTGATGGCTTTACATCATTTATTATCTTTAACTGCTGATTCATATTGTTCTTTGCTTATTGTCTTTGCTTCTAAAATACCATATTTCATTGAATAATATTTAACATTAAGTGTTATATCTTGTTCTGTCTTACCTGTGAACACTCTATATACTTTACCTAATCTTTTTGTTTTAGGATTTGCAAATAAAGTTAGTTCTGTTAGACCTACGAGAGGTGCATCAGTCTTTGTTTTTGTCTTTTGCATATTTACCCTGCTTAAATATCTTATCAAAGTTGTCCTGATATTGATCGCTGAATGTGTTAGTTCTGGGTGCAGAACCTTTACCACCATGTGTTTGTCCATAGAAAGGTTTTAAGCCATCTTTCATACTGCGAGCCGCTTTTAACTCTGCACTACTATCAATAATCTTTTCTGCTTTCCTAACTGTGTCTTTGCTGAACTTTTCAGTTATCAACTTGTCATCTTTATCAGTCGGCATCTTTTTTATTCCTGTTTTCTATTTCATTACCGAATCCAGATAGTATACTGAATATGGTTAAAGGTAAGAACCATAGGCTAATCAATTGTAGCATATGACCCCATAGTAAACTTAGTCCTAACAGACTCATTGTGTTTACACCTGTTGTTTTATGTGTGCTTTCTTTATTCAAATATTCTGGTAATTTCATACTTTCTCCTTTTATACCTTTCTTACCACTTTACCCATTCTGGGTATGTTATCCACTCTTACTGGATATAGGTTGTTTATCATATAACCTAAGGAATCACATAAATGGTCGAACTCACCTTTCTCAGGTTGTCTTGTTCCCTCTTTGTAAGTGTGTTTCCTTAATGCGTTTATTGTTTTTTTACATTTAGGCGAGATTGTCAATTTACTTGTGCCATCTTGTGCCTTACATACACTATTTACCGCCGCGATGCGATCTTTTACAGCAGGATTGATAGAGCCCACTTGCAACTTAAAGCCGGCATTCTTCAGTATTATGTGATCTGTTATACCTCCGGCACTTGTTCTGCGTTGTGCACCACTGGCATCTGGATAACATATATACGCCCTATGCGGATATTTGCGTTGTATTTCTTTTGTCATTTCCTGTGTGTCTGTGCCCCATATTTCTAACTCATCATATATGTGTATGCCATTATTGTGTTTGAAGCCTAAAACGGCACAACCCGGATCAACATTAAAGTCCATTCCTATATGTATGGGTATGCGTTGAGCATCCCCAAATTGTATGTCTAATATATTGTGTTCGCCGAATGCATAGTATATAAGTCCACTATAGTCAATGAACTCTGCTTCATATTCCTGTTTGTATGTTCGTTCATCCAGATCCTGTTTTGCTTGAACTAATTCTTCTTGTGCAACGATACCACCTTGGGCTGTTGTGAACTGCCAAGCTCTCCAGTCTGGTAAATGCTTTGCATTTTGAAATGTTTCATATACCCAGTTCCTACCTTTAGGTGATGTGATTATCATAGCCGCACCCTGTCTGTCTGATAGTGTGGGTCTTATTACTGCTTTCCAGGCTTCTTCACCGATATCAGCGGCCTCATCTATAACAACATAATCTAAACCTATACCTCTTATACTATCAGGGTTATCAGCACTACGCAGGAATATTGTGCTACCATTTATCAGTGTTACTGTTAGATCTGATTCATTTATCTTTTTTGTCCAGCTCTTTTCATTAAGTGTTTGTTTAAGATCTTCCCAAGCAATTTGTTTAGCCATACGATAACTGGGTGCAACATACATACATTTGCGTCCAGGGTATCTGGCGTATTTTGCAAGGCTTGATATGGCGCAGAATGTTTTACCACTACGCCTTCCACTTACAATTATTTTGAAACGATTTTCGTCGTTTATTATTTCTGATTGTAGTTGTGTCAGCTTCATACTTCTTCAAACCATTGATTATCTAGTGGTGTTATTCTGTCCCGGGCCATTTGCACATACTTTTCGTCTATTTCAGTGCCACAGAACTCTCTATTTAGGTTTTTACATACAGATGCCACCGTGCCTGAACCTGTAAATGGATCAAATATTAAATCACCTTCCTGTGTGGATAATAGCACACATAGTTCTGCTAACTTCTCCGGGAAGGGTGCTGGGTGTGGATTACGCATATCTGGATTTATATGCCATACATCACTTCTGTATTCTTCTGGCATTTGTTCTTTGTAAACATTAGGTTTGCCCTTACAGAACCAGTATATGCGTTCTGTGGTGTTGAATAGATATCTTTTGTCCATAGCCATTGTGTTTTTACGCCACCATACTATTTCCTGATAGAACTGAGCATCTATATCTGTTAGCCATTCCATAGGGTGATAACCCTTTCTGTCCCAGTATCTTATTTTGTGATTATAGAATATACTGCCGCCTGGTTTGATTATTCTATAACATTCGTTTAATATTTCTTTCTGCCATTTTCTGTATTCTTCTTCTTGCATATCGTCACCATATGCATCATAATCCACATTGCTACCTTTCCATATGTTTTCTGATGTTTTAACACCACCTCTTAGACCTTTTTTGTTATATGGTGGGCTTGTGATTACGCAATCGTGACTATCGTCTTTGAGTTGTTTTAAGAAGGTCAAGCAATCACTATGTATTATCATACTTCCTCGAACCATTCTGTATTTAAGGGTGTTATTCTGTTGTTTGCGAACTCCACATAATCAGCATCTATATCTGTGCCTATACCAGTGAGTCCCATATTTTCTGCTACTGCTATTGTGGTGCCTGTGCCTGCAAAAGGATCAAATACTACACCTGATTTACATCCAGATACCTTTATGCATTTTTCCACTAGTGTTTCAGGGAATATAGCAGGATGTTTGTTTTTACCCTTAATTTGTTCTGTTATTTTCTTTGTGGCTAGGCTTTTGTATGTATAATGCCAACATGTTGTTGTGGGTCTCCAGGTTTTACCTGTTCTCTTAGCATTCTTCTCTGGTGTTCCTGTGGGCGAATAAGGCACACCACTCCATTCTAAATCTATATCAGTATCACCTGTTTTTGTAAAGTGAAATAGATGTTCCCAACCATTTTGTAGATATCTTGTGCTACTTGTGGGTGTGCTGTATCCTCTGACATATCCATCTATTTCCACTGCTTTTGCCCATATTATATTGTTTTGTAAACACCATGGCACATTGCGAGCCACATCATATGGCATATAGGGATCTGCTTTTGTGCTGGCTATGTTTAAGAATAAATGTCCTGTGGGTTTAAGTATTCTACATACTTCTTGCCATACTGACTTCTGCCATTCTATATAGTCTGTTCTTTTGTCTGTATAACTACTATAACCTATGCCTATATTATATGGTGGTGAACTGATACATACATCTATGCTACCTTCAGGTTGATTCTGCATCCATTCTAAACAATCGGTATGTATTATCTTCATATCTTTCCCCTATAAGTTGAGAGACCCTTAGGGGTAAGAGTCTCTCATTTTGCAATCCAATTGACCGTTAAAGTATGGCTACTTACTATTACGACTATACGAATTAGATATATTAGGAGGATTGCTCATCCAACCAAGGTAATACCTGATTGTCAATATTATTTATCTGTTTACTCAGATTCGTCATCTAACCAAGGTAACACCTGTGTGCTTTCATTACTTAATGGTTGATCACTTTGTCCCAGTATATTTTTACCTAACCATATTTGCATACTGGTGTTTCCGCCTAATGCATTCTTTATTTGAGCCCTTCTAAGTGCTTGTTTTGTTTCTGCACGGCCTTTTGCGATTAAATCACTAAAATTGTATTTTAGTGTTTCTCTGGGTATCTCGAACCAGTCTGCTATTTCCTGCATTGTGCACCATAATTTTGCTAATTTGACTACTTCGTCCGGAGGTATAACCTTTTTATTCTCACCTCGGCCCACTATTAGACCTTCTTTAGTCATTGTGCCCCACTTTTTATTCTTTCTGTTATAATCCTCCATCTAGAGCCTCCTCGTATGCACTATCCAGTAGATCATCCACTTCTTGACCTATTACATCATTCCATTTGACACCATCACTTCGAACTGCTTCTAAGCCTGTTTCTTCCTGCCATCTGTTTATAATAATGTCTATGAACTTGGGTTCTATTTCTATGCATCTAGCACTTCTACCGCTTCTTTCACATGCTATTAGTGTGCTACCTGAGCCTGCGAACCCATCATACACTATTTCTTCCGGCCTAGTGCTGTTTATTAAGTGATACATGATTAATTTAGCGGGTTTAACTGTAGGATGCAGAGATGCTATTTTACGCTCTTCTCTTTTGAATTTGTGTATGTTTTTATCTGCACCTTTGATTATTTTTATTAAATCTTCTTTGCTGAAGTCTTCTAATTCGTGTAGTTCTAGCACATTAGGGGTCATTCCTTTACCATACCATGGGTGTTGAGCACCCTGTTTCCAACCATAGTGTATGGGTTCGTAGAATTTAGCATAATTTGACAACCAATTACTTGCGTTATACTTACTCCATATTAGTGTATCATTGATGTGAAAGTCATTTGCTATCAGTATATCTTTGAATTCTTTTGTTGTTCTTATATCGTGGCACCAGTATATGGGTCCGCCTGGTTTTACTTTTGTTGTCACTAGGGCTAGATGATTGTGTAAAAATTCTGTTAGTGCATCTCCTTTTAATTCGTCGTTTGCTATTTTGTGATTTCTAACTTCGTTTTCTTCTTTAGTATAGTTAATACCGTTTGCTGTTTGATAACTTATACCATATGGTGGATCTTCCCATACGCAATCTATGGTTTCCTTTCCTATCAACTGCTCCAAGTGTTCCTTACTGGTGCTGTCTCCACATAGTAATTTATGTTTATCCATTATCCATAAATCTCCCACTTTGCTACGATAATTTGTGCTTTGTGCGTATTTTTCCAGTGGATCTTCGTGTGGTGCAAATAACCTGTTTAGTTCACTTTCCGAAAACCCTGTTTCGTAACTGAGTTCTTGTAGATTGCTGTCTTGTATAAGTTGATCTAACTCATCATACAACATCTTTTCGTCCCATTCTGCCCATTCGCCACTTTTGTTATCCATTATGCGATAACTATCTGCTTGTTTATTTGATAGATTGTCTGCTATAACCACTGGCACTAAGTCTAATCCCAATTTGCGACTTGCTTGGTATCTGGTATGACCCACTATAATAGTCATATCTTTATCTACTACTATGGGTTGTTGAAAGCCATATTGACTTATGCTGTCTGCAACTTTTTCCACTGCTTTAGCATTTTTCCTGGGATTGTTAGGGTATGGTTTTATATCTGTAAGGGGTAATTGTTTTATATCTATTTCAGTTGACATTGCTTCTCCTGTATGTCAGTATTATCGCTACTGTTTGCGTATTACTATTTATGCTTTTTCCGACTTTTCATAACTCTTATGTCGTTTCCACTCACCACTTGTTTTTGTGTATACTCGCTGTTTTGTGGGTGCTTCTACCAATTTGTCATCTATTATCACATACTGACGCTGTTGTTTTTTGCCCATATCACCCAATAGTTGCAGGGTCTCCAGTTGTTGTGGTGTAAGTGTTTCCTGTAGTCGCAACTTATTCCAATAGATATGAATTTGATCTGTATTATGATGTGGATTATCCAATTTCATTATTTGCTTTTTTGTCAGCATAATGTTATTTAAGTGCTTTCTAGCAAATGCTTCGCATTTACCGATTGCTTCGTTATACTCCGTATAACTCGCAAAGAATTAGTTAAATCAAATAGTTCGAACGAATCATATGACTATATGATGCTATAATGTAGACCCTATTATGCAGATATTTCACTCAGACGGAACCATCTGGGTTCCGTCTACCATTATGCGAGTATCACACACGAGACTTGAGTAGGTATTTTAACACTATGGGCAAAGGATCTTGTGACTATCTCCAACCTACCACGGTATGCTGTTGCATTAAGAACTTCGTTACCTTGTATGTTCTCTGTTTATGCCAGTGTTGTTTTGTGTTTAACTTACACTACAATAACTCTTAACCTCTTGGTTTCTGCTTTCGCTACCTTTACCAACGATCATCGGGTGTTGTGGAGGTGTATTATTGTTTACGGGTGCGGTCGCTATTCGCTATGCATCTATCCGGTCTGTTATGTAGCCATAGTATAGAGGCCGACATACCTATATGTTATATACTATTACTGTAGGGTTCTGTGTTTGTGCCTTAATTGTTTGCCCTAATGTAAGCCATAGTGAGCGGATCAGCGTCGTCGGAGACCACATCGTCAGATAGCTGGGGGTATCCGCTCAATATGTATTTATACCAAGGAGGTATTTCTTCTGTTTTTAATGATATCTGCTACATCGTTCCAACTTGCACCTGGATACATAGTGAATTTGCTGTCTGCATTTATGATAGCATCTTCTTTGTATTTTATCTTACCTTTCAGTATCGCTGTGCCTGATTTAAGATTATAGTTGATAACATTTTCCCATTTCTTATAGTTCCTGTAGGAACTTACCACATAAGTTCTTACTTCTTTGTCATTTTCTGGATCATATAAGATAATTGTTTTATATTCTGTTTTCTTATCCTTACTGGCCTTTGTATCGGCTATTTTAAGTGGGATAAGTGTATCTGTATATTGCATTTTGTAGCCTCCTATTGCAAATATTATTTATTTTTTTTCTGCTCTCTGATTATTCTTCTCTGCTCTCTTTCTAATTTAATTTGTCTTCTAATCTCCCTTTTCTCTTCTAATTCTTTTTGATGTGCTATTGCTTTTGCCCACAGCTCATCATTTTGCTTGTCCTTTTGCTGTTTCCATTCTGCATAACACGGGTGTTCTTCTGCAAGCCAAGTAGAATATCTGCCTGTGACTGCATTGTATATCTTTTCTGATCTTGATATACCCCATTTACTTATATAAGGATTTCTGTAAGTGTTTATTCTACCCATAACTGTTTGAGGGTGCAATTTAAGTTCTTCTGCTAATTGAAACAGGGTTTTACCACATAATTCTTCTGATTTTGTGGGTTTTTCGGCCCTCTGATAGGGGGATCCGAATTTATTTACACGCATATGTATAGTTGCAACTGCAACATCTTCTCTTTCTGCTATTGTGTGTGCTCTTTCTCCCCATTTTGCTGAGAAGGATTTATCCTTATGATTAGGTCTTTTCCTTTCTTTTTTTATGTATCCTGTTTTTCCGTATATTGCCATTTTTTACTCCTAT